ACGGCGATGCAAAGGTGTACGGCAATGCATGGGTTTCCGGCGATGCATGGGTTTACGGCGATGCATGGGTGTACGGCAATGCAAAGGTTTACGGCGATGCATGGGTGCACGGCAATGCAAAGGTGCACGGCAATGCAAAGGTGTCCGACAATGCAAAGGTGTCCGACAATGCAAAGGTTTTCGGCAATGCAGATTATGCATTAGTAAAGGGATTCGGGACAGAATTCCGATGCACAACTTTTTACAGAGATAAAAATAAAAAAATAATGGTTAACTGCGGATGCTTCCATGGAGATTTGGAAGCATTCAGAAAACAGGTAAAAGAAACGCGAAGTGGGAAAATCGCAAAAGAATACCTAATGATTGCTGATTTAATGGAATATCATTTCACAAGCGAGGATTCTAGCGATGAATAGCGTACTACAAACTAAAAAAGAGTGTTTTTTCTGCAAAACAACCCAAAATTTACATAGGCATCACGTCTTATATGGCAGCAGCAACAGAAAACAAGCCGAAAAGTATGGTTTTACAGTTTATTTATGTTTAAATCACCATACCAACGGCGGCGAGGCAGTGCATCGCAATCCCAACGGACCACTAGACAGGTACCTCAAGGAGCTGGCGCAGAAGTACTGGGAGGAGAACAACGGAACGAGGGAAGAATTTATCAAAACATTTGGGAGGAATTATCTGTGAATAAGTTTAGAAATAAAAAGATTTTTACGAAAGATGGGAAGTTTGACAGCAAGAGAGAAATGCATCGTTATTTAGAGCTTGCGGCGATGCAACAAGCGGGGAAAATTACAGGATTAGAGCGACAGGCTAGATACATCCTTATAGGCAGCCAGAAACGAGAGGATGGCACTACAGAACGCCCCGTATCATATACAGCAGATTTCCGCTACACAGACAAGAAGGGAAAAATTGTTGTTGAGGATGTAAAATCCCCGCGCACAAGAAAAAATCCGGAATACATCATCAAGAGAAAGCTGATGCTTGAACGGTATGGCATCACGATCAGGGAGGTGGCGTAATGAAAAAAACAGGAGACTCAGAAGCAAGAAAAGCGGCGAAAATACTCAAGAAGTACTGCAACGAGCATAAATATTGCCGAAATTGCCTTTTTGCGGTAGGAAAGGAGGGCGCGGCTTGCCTGCTAGTAAATAAATTGCCGTTTGACTGGGTAAGATATTAAAGCTGGACACCCTCCGGGGTTAAGGATAGATACACATTACAGCAACACGTTAACGGTTCCATGAGGAGCTATATGCCATTGATTCCTCCGGATTTATTCCGGAGGGGAAAGGAAAGAAAATGAAAGTAGAAGAAATGAAAAACAGTGAAGTGAAAGACTATTTGTTAGAACATTTAGAAATAGGCACATTGTTTAGCAAATTAACGGAAAAGGCGGATGAATTATCCAAAGCCGCAACGATGCGCGCAGCAATTATGGAATTTAACCCAACCCCGGCGCAAGTGGTAAGAGCAGAGGGTATTTTGCGTAAAAATATGGTAGAAGTTATATTGATTTGTGATATACTGGCCCACAACACAGACGCGTGGGAAGACATTGAAGACGCGCAAAAAGAAACAGCGAGAAAATGGGTTGAGTTAATGATGAAGGATAAGGGGAGGTAGTAAGGCATGAGCGACAGAGAGGATGAGAAGCACATAGATGCGATAGAGCCGGATACATATATGGGTTTATCACAGCAATACATAAAAGATGAAATAAGTGATGAGGAGTTTGCAAAGCGGTGTAACCGACTGAAAAGGATACCAATGAACGCCTACGTGAGCATATCAGAAAAATTTATGCAGGGTGAAATAAGCGAGGACGAATTTGTGGAGCGGTATAACCGATTGATTGAGCAGGAGGCTGAAAAGCACTGGGAACCGGTCGAACCACATGAACATATATAAAGGAGTGATAAAACTATATGAAACAGCTTAGCCTTGAAGATATCAATCTTGATATGATTCCGATTAATGTTCTTCAGGATGTAGATAAGCGAATATCTGACTGGAGGTCAATGGGAGGCAAAGATTCCGATACATACATCCAGAATCAATTAAGATATTTGAAACGAGTCGAGTTGATGGCAAACAACGCCGCGGATACGATCACATATTTTTAAACAGGAGGAACAAAAATGGACAGAAAAGAAATGATTAACGCATTAGAAACAATCAGAAAAGCCTGCACAGGAAGATGTAAGGAGTGTAAGTTTGGAACAATAGAAGGAATGTGCAAGCTAAAAGAAACAAATCCGGATGAGTGGACACCTGAAACTATGGGATTTAGGTGTAGAGACTGCGAGTATAAAGCATCTGAATACTGCGAGAGATGCGCGAATGTTGCCAATCCTGATGTTATTACGGTGGTACGCTATAAAACTATTGACGGGATACCAAGCAAAGAACCTTACGAGATGGACGTAAGGCTAACGAATGGAAATACGGTTACGTATCAGCGAGTAAACTAAAACAAAAAGGAGAAAAAAGAAAATGGAGAAAACAAAAACAGCTACAATAATTCCTTTTGAAGAAGCGGCGTACAAGGAACACGTAGTCGAAGCAGAAATTGTAGTTCACGGAAGTCGAGAAAAACCATATTACGAAATTAAATACAGAAAAGCTGGCGAAGCTAATTACAGTATTGGATATTCGTCTTACAAACTAGATATAGCATTTGAATTTTTAGATAAATATTTTGTATTTGATAATAAAGAGAAAAATAATTAAGACTGGACGGCACATGAGTATATTTAAAAGGAGGGAGAAAGATGATATTTGTAGACGCGGAAAATAAATTAAAATACGACACAGACAGGATGGAATTGATTTCCGACAAGGTCAAAATGGAAGTTGGAAGACCTTTTAGAATCTTGGTAAACGCCGAAATATACAGAAGTAAAAAAGGCAGATGGTTGGGCGTGGCGAAATGGATGGATGGAGACGAAGAAGCCAGGGTACTAGAAGAAAACGAGGTGCAACAATTTTTACTAAAGTATGATGTAGGAGCTTACGAAAAAATTTTTGAAAAATTGGAGGAGGCATAAGATGTTAACTGTTAAAGAAATAAAAGCTCAAAATAAAGCCGGATATTTTAAGGCGGAAATGAGAGGAAAAAGATACAAAGATTACAAGGGAGACATATATATTGTAGCGGATGTTGCAGTAGATGCCGAAAACCTTAGAATAACGGTAATATACAAAGATTTTGTCACGTTAGGCCCTACTTGGAGCAGCTATTTAGAAGATTTCTTAAGGTTTAATGAGCCTTTAGAAAATCACAAAGAGGAAACAGAAAATGAGCAATCCTAAACACGATTGGTACGGACACGCAGTAAAGCAGGTAAAAAAATACCCAGACAAACTGATTGCAGAAAATACAGCTCAGTCAGCCCTATGGATGTACGCTATTAACAAGGCGATAAAACAGACAGAGGGTATGGACAACGGTGAGGACAGAATGAAAGCTGTACAGCTGGTGTATTTTGAGGATAGATACACGATAGCAGGGGCGGCGGATAAGCTCGGATATGCAGAAATGACTATACGCAGATGGCTTAGTGCTTTCGCCAATTTGGCTGGGAAATATGCAGGATATTAGAGAGGGAGAATTATCTCCCTCTCTTTTTTATGTTTGTCTAACATGGCTTAAAAAATGTCGTACAATACACTTGTACGGACGAGTATTGGTAACTTTTTGTGAGAAATAACCTCCTCATCTTTTTGTGGTAAAAGTGTAAACTCTCACCCGCGTAAAAGAGAGTACGCAAGACACCTATCCCACGGTGCCTTGCGTTCCATACAGGTTGCGGGTCTACAAGTGTTTAGAGACCAGCCGCTTATTAGTCTTACCCCGGCGGCTGTTAAGGTGCAATTCCTTATACTTGTATTTAGTTGCGCTATGCAACTGGTGTAAACGATTTTTTTCATATTTTCTTTCCTTTCATATAACCCCGTAAACAATTCATTACGGGGTTATGGTTGTATTTAGGAGGTGACCCCAAAATGGGATAAGTAAATACCAGGAGTGGCTGACCAAAGAAGGGTTGCTAAAAATAGAGGGATGGGCGCGAGATGGATGCACAGATAAAGAGATCGCGGCAAACATCGGTATTAATCCGGATACCTTGTATACATGGAAGAAAAAATTTCCAATTTTAGCCGATGCCTTAAAAAAGGGAAAAGATGTTGTGGACAGGCAGGTGGAAAAAAGCCTGTTACAACGGGCGTTAGGATACAGCTACGAGGAGACGAGTGAAAAGTACGAAGGCGGAGTAATGACGGAGCGAAAAGTAACAAAGAAACACGTTGCGCCGGATACAACAGCACAGATATTTTGGCTAAAGAACAGAAAGCCGGAACAATGGCGAGATAAGCCACAGTCAGAGAGTGCAAGCGACAAAGCACTGGCAAAAGCTATTGAAATCCTTGGGGGTGTCAATAGTGTCATTGACTAGCAAACAGGCAGAATATCTACAAGGTTGTAACCATCGTTGGAACGTAAAGACTGGGGCGACAGGCTCTGGGAAATCGTTTGTAGACTACGCAATCGTAATTCCTCAACGTCTGACACATCTAAAAGGATTAGGGCTTGCTGTGATGCTAGGTAACACCAGAGGCACGCTACAACGTAACATACTTGACCCCATGCGAGAAATATGGGGTGAGGAGCTAGTTGGCGAAATACGCAGTGACAACACAGTACAGCTATTTGGCAAAAAAGTATATGCACTAGGTGCCGATAACAAGAAGCACGTTGCAAGAATACAGGGAGCAACGATTGAGTATGCTTATGGCGACGAGGTGACAACGTGGAATCAAGAAGTTTTCGAAATGTTGAAATCCCGTCTCAGGACGTCACACAGTCATTTTGATGGCACTTGCAACCCGGCGGGACCAAAGCACTGGTTTAAGGGCTTTCTGGATTCCGATGCAGATATATTCCAGCAGGCATACAACATACATGATGGCTGCCTACCCCCGGCGGTAGTAGACGAACTGATAAAAGAGTACTCCGGGACACACAGGTATCAACGATACATACTAGGCAACTGGGCAGTAGCAGAAGGGCTTGTGTACGATATGTTTTCGGAAGTAAGACACGTCTGCAGAGCAAAGACCAGCGGAGAGATAATTGTTAGCTCCGACTTTGGTATGCAAAACGCCACCGTCTTTTTAATCTGGCAGAAAAGAGTGGATACCGGCAACTGGCACTGTATAAAAGAGTACTACTATTCAGGCAGAGAAAACAACCGAATGAAGCCAGTCAGTGAGCTAGTAAAAGGGCTAGAGGACACACTAAACGGGCAGAAAGATGATTTAGTCATTGTTGACCCATCCGCCGCCGCTCTCATCGTGGAGCTACGCAGTAGAGGGCACAAGGTCAAAAAGGCGGATAACACTGTTAACGATGGGATAGCAGACGTTGAGACGATGTTGACACAAGACAAATTATCGTTTGACCCGTCTTGTACGCACACGATCGAGGAGTTTGGCATCTATGCATGGGACCCAACAGCGGCTGACAAAGGCAGGGATGCAGTTATAAAACAGTCAGACCACGCAATGGACGCTATCAGGTATCTTGTAAAAACAAAAAAACTCGTCAAGCGCAGCCGAACAAGACAATACAAATCAATTCTAGGGTGATAACAATGTATCTATCATATCAAGATTTTGTTGCCGCAAAAGACAAAGGGCAATTTATAAATCAGTTTATAAAATTCCACGAGAGTACGGGAGCATACAAAGAGGCGTTAAAAGCGGACAAGTATGACGCACAGGAAAATGAGACTATTTTACAGTTCCAGCGCGTCTATTACACTTTGTTGGGCCAGAAAAAGATAGATAATTTTTCGTCTAACGCACAGATATGCTCTAATTTCTTTCACAAATTAAATACACAGCGCTGTTCGTACAGCCTGGGAAACGGTGTCTTTTTTAATGACATGGGTGTCAAAGATAAACTAGGCAAACAATTCGACAGACGGATTAAAGAGGCGGCTTACAACGCATTAATTCACGGTCAATCTTTCCTTTTTTGGAATGTGGACCACGTGCACGAATTTCCCCTTACGCAGTTCGCCCCGATGTGGGATGAGGACACGGGAGCACTGATGGCAGGCATAAGATTCTGGCAGTTGGACGAGCAGAAACCGTTTAAGGTCGTGCTGTACGAGGTGGATGGCTACACAACCTACAGCGCAGAAAGTAAATTTGGAGAATTAAAAGAGACCGCTCCCAAGCGGGCGTACAGGCAAAGAGTTGAGGTTGCGAACAATCTGGAGCCCGAAATTATCGGAGAAGAAAACTATAGCAGCCTCCCCATTGTACCAATGTTTGGCAACAAGCGGCACATAAGCACCCTGAGGGGGATGCAGTCGAAGATTGATGCCTACGACGCGGTACAAAGTGGTTTTGCTAATGATTTAGACGACTGTGCACAGATGTATTGGCTCATTTCCAACGCTGACGGTATGACAGACGACGAGCTGGCAGAGTTTAGAGACCGCCTAAAGTTTCAGCACATCGCAAAGGCTGAGGAGGGTCAGGTACAGGCATACACACAAGAGCCGCCATATACGGCCAGAAAAGAGTTCCTCACACAAATGCGGTCGGAAATTTACGAGGACTTCGGGGCATTGGATGTACACGCCATAGCCGCCGGGGCAACAAACGACCATATCGACGCGGCATATCAACCGCTAGACGACAATGCAGATGATTTTGAGTACTTCGTAGGCGATGCGATTGAGAAAATTCTGGAGCTTGCGGGGATTGATGACGAACCGCAATTTAAGCGGAACAGAATCAGTAACGAGAAAGAGCGTACAGACATGATTCTTGAGGCAGCTAATTATCTGGATGAAGAAACCATCCTGAAAAAATTACCGTTTGTTGCACCGGAAGAAGTGCCGGACATCCTTGCAAAATTAGACGAAGAATCATATAGCCGCTACACAGAGCCACCTGAACCAGATATGCCGGAAGATAACCCGGAAGGGGATGAATAACCATGTATCCATCCGACAAGTGGACAGAGCAGGAACTGCAAAAGTTAGAAAAACGGCTGGCAGACGTATATAAGCAAGCTGGAAAAGAGCTTGACAGCAAAGCGAGAAATTATTTTAAACAGTTTTCTAGCCGGTACGCCAAAGAATACGCGGCATATCAGGCAGGAAAGTACAGCAAGAAAGAATTTGAAGCATGGCTGATGAACCAGTATGGCAGAGGACAGAGGTGGGAAGCACTGCGCGAGGACATGGCGCGGCGGCTGACAGAATCAAACCAGATTGCCGCGGCATACATCAACGAGAAGACCCCACTTGTGATTGCTCTTAATCATAACTTTGAGGCGTACATGATTAAATCTCTTGTGTCTGATAGACAGATAAAAGAGATTGGAGACATTGCATTTAATTTGGTTGACGAACACACAGTTAAGCGACTGACAGTCAGAAAGCAAAAGATTCTCCCACCCCGGAGGGTACTAAAAAGCAAGGATGTGCATTGGAACAAGAAGAAACTGCAAAATGCACTATTGCAAGGAATATTGCAGGGCGACAGCATAGGAAAGCTCGCAGGGCGATTCCAAGACGTTGCAGGCATGAATCATACTGCAGCAATTAGAAACGCCCGCACAGCGTTCACAGGGGCGCAGAATGGGGGCAGGCAGGCGGCATACGAGGAAGCCTACCAGATGGGAATTGATGTAGTTAAGCATTGGACAGCAACAAAGGACTTGAGGACACGAGACAGTCATAGAGCGTTAGACGGTGAGGAAGTACCGTTTAACATGGCGTACTCAAACGGCCTTATGTATCCGGGAGACCCAAGCGGGATCCCGGCGGAGGTTTATAACTGTCGTTGTACGCAGAGAACTGCGCTACCCGCTGAACTGGCGCAACCACGAATGATACGTGTTAAAAATCTGGAAACAGGCAGAAACGAAGTCGTAGAGGATATGACCTATTACGAATGGTTAGCAACGCAAAGGGGGCGAATATAATGGCGGATATTGATGTTGTAAGCCATGTAGATGAGGTAATTTTAAAGACCACCATGACACTTGCGAGGGCATTAGAACAGGCAGGAGCCGCCGCAGAAGGGCACGCAAAAGACCTTTGCCCGGTCGATACAGGCGCGTTGAGAAACAGCATTACACATCAGACCGACTTGGAAAATCTCACAGAGATAATAGGCAGCAACGAAGAGTACGCCGCCTATGTAGAGCTGGGAACTGGCGTGTATTACAAGGGAGGACGAAAGACCCCGTGGACTTATCAGGACGATAAGGGGCAGTGGCATATCACAAACGGCCAGAGGGCACAGCCGTATTTAAAACCGGCGGCGGCAAATTACGCAAAAGAATACACGGCAATTATTGCGGACGAATTAAAAGGAGTGATGGGATAATGGACAGATTGTCTTTGCTCGTCAAGGCAAAGGAAACAGCGGAGTATTTTACTGATAAAAAGTTTAAATACTCGCAGAACGTGGCGAATAGCTGGGCGGGTGCAAAGAAGAAAAAGGTAAGTAATTGTGCGTCATATGTATGCTATTGCCTACAGCAGTTAGGCATCCTCAAACCGGGACAACTGTTTTATTGCAACAAGAACGGAACAGTTGTATATAAGGGCGCAGGAACAAAAGCAGCTATATCAAAACGATATAGATTGATAAAAGTAAATAAATTACCCCGGGATTATAAAAACAAATTAAAACCGGGAGACATTTGCTTTTACCGCCTGCATACCAATATTTTCGCAGGGATAAACGAGAGCAATAAAATGGTGTGGTGGGATGCCGGAAAGGCTAGCACTAACACTAAAAAAGCAGGCGGAACATATAAAAAAATACACAGAGTTATCAATGGAAATCAGAAGCTTTTATACGTGTTGAGATGGAAAGGGTGACGGAATGAAAAAGAAGATTTTAGTAGTAGCAACAGCAGTAATGTTAGCCACAGGAGCATTAGTGGGGTGTACAGAAGCAAGTCAGGTATCCAATAATGTCTCACAAGAAGCGGATAACTTTAATGTCTTAAGAAGATTTGCAGTTATCAACACAAGAACGGACAAAGTAGAGTTCGAAGTAGTAGGAGCCTTTTCTTTAGATGCCTCCGATAGCAAGAAAATTAGCTTAATCTGCGAAATGGAAGACGGGACTTACAAGAAACAGATCATTGGTTTAAACAGGGACTCTATGTATGTGATTGAAGATTTAGGCGGCGCAAAGGTAAACAAATATAAGTACGAAGTAAATTATATTCCAGAATCTATTGTACCGTTTACAATTACAAACAAGAAATAGGAGGCTGAGATGAAAATTATTGATGTATCGGTATACAACGGCACAATCGACTGGAAAAAAGTAAAGAAATACGGTTGTGATGGTGCAATCATTAAGATTATCCGCAAGGATTTAGGCAAGGATAAAAAGTTTGAGGAGAACTATAAAAAGTGTGAGAAATTAGGTATCCCATGGGGCGCGTATAACTACACATACGCAACCACAACGGCGAAAGCCAAATCCGATATGAAGCTTGTTTGTGACATCCTCGATAAAGTTAGCAAGAAACATTTTAAATACGGCGTTTGGTTTGACATCGAGGACAAAGTGCAGGCAAGGCTAAGCAAAGCAAAGATTGCTGAGATTATCAATGCGGCACAGACTGTCGTTGAGTCAAGGGGCTATAAATTTGGTGTTTACACCGGGATGTCGTATTTTTCGGAGCATATTGATAAAAACAAAGTTAACTGTAAAAACTGGTGGATTGCACGTTATTACAAAGGCTATAACCGCATGGCGTTTAAAGCGACACCAAACAAATCTTATAAGCCTACAAACGTGCCTGACCTTATGGCATGGCAGTATACCAGCTCTGGCGTATTCCCGACCAAGGTTTCAACCGGCAACGGCGGAAATTTTGATTTAAATATTTTGTATCATGACTTCTCGGTGACGGCACAGAAGGAAGAAACAGCAAAAAAAGGTAAATACACCGGGAAATTCCCTAAATTGCCGCCAAGAGGCTATTACACATTTTTAGACGGCATTACAGTGCTAAAAAGTGCAGGATGGGAAATTGAAAAATTGCAGAAGTTTTTAAACTGGGCTATCGGCTCGAAATTAGATACTGACGGCAAATACGGCGAAAAGACAGAAGATGCGGTTAGCATTTTCCAGTCGAAATGTAAATTAAAAATTGACGGCAAATTTGGGGCAAAATCCCTTAAAGCCGCAAAAACATTTAGAAAGTAATCGCGAAGTACTGCGATTTACATATAAAGTCATTTAGGGAAAGAAATCCCTCAAAGAAAAGGAGTAATCAAATGGCATTAACAAGAGCTTTTTTAAAAAGCATGACACTTACAGATGAACAGGTTTCCGCGATTATCGAGGAGCACTCTGCAACCGTTACAGGTTTAAAAGGCGAGATCACTAAATACAAAGAGGACGCAGAGAAAGTCCCAGGCCTTCAGAAGAAATTGGAGGACTACGAAAAGGACGACTGGAAAGGCAAGTATGAGAAAGAACACGCAGGTTTTGAGAGCTACAAAGCCGAACAGGACAAGAAAGCGTCCTACAGCGCGAAAGAAGCCGCGTATAAGAAGATGCTTGAGGAGTCCGGCGTGTCCAGTAAAGTAATTAACCTTGCATTAAAAGCATCAAAAGAGACTATTGATAATTTAAAAATCGGAGCTGACGGCAAATTTGAGAATGCAACAGAGGTAGAAAAAGGCATCAAAGAAGCGTATGCCGACTATATTACAACTGAAAAGACTCATGGTGCTAACGTATCAAATCCACCGGGAGGAGAACCGGGGAAAATGACCAAGGAAGAAATCATGGAAATTAAGGATGCGGGCGAACGTCAGAAAGCGATTGCGGAAAATCACGAACTTTTCGGATTTTGAAAGGAGTAGACAATGGCAGGAGTAACTACTAGCACTGTGTTAAACACAGATAGCGCTCTCAAAGCGAGAGAAATTGATTTTGTAACAAGATTTGATAAAAACTGGGATGCATTAAGAACCATCTTGGGAATCTTTAAGCCTATCAGAAAAGAGCCAGGCACTAGCTTAGTGACCTATGAAGCGCAGATGAAGGATGAAGCCTTACAGGGCGGCGCAAGTGTGGGTGAGGGAGAGGCAATCCCTTTTACACAGTTTAAAGTCGTAGAGAGCAAAAGGGAAGATATTGTCGTAGAAAAATACGCTAAATCTTTATCCCTTGAATCTGTGTCAAAATGGGGCGCAACAGTCGCAATTGAAAAGACAGATGATGCCTTTATGGTCGAGCTGCAGAACAAGGTTTTAAAAGACTTTTACACGTTTTTAAAAACAGGAACATTAAAAGGAACACAGAAAAAATGGCAGAAAGCACTTGCAATCGCAAAAGGTGCTGTACTCAATAAATTCGCAGGGATGAACAGAAATGTAACCGAAGTCGTAGGATTCGCAAACGTAATGGATTTTTATGACTGGTTAGGTGATAAAGAGATTACCGTACAGACGATGTTTGGTTTGCAGTATATCAAAGATTTCTTTGGCTTCTCTACACTGTTCCTCCTCCCTGACGACTACATCCCGGCAAAAACCGTCATCGCAACACCGGTGGAAAATATTGATTTATATTATATTGATCCCGGCGACAGTGATTTCAAAAAGCTTGGACTTGACTACACGACATCTGGCGAAACAAATCTGATTGGATTCCACGCAGGCGGCAACTATACAAACGCCACAGGCGAAACATACGCCATTATGGGCATGAAGCTGTGGGCAGAATACCTTGATGGTGTTTGCGTAGTTACTGTCGGAACCACAGAAACTATCCCAGAAGTATCAAGTGCCGTTTCGGAAGTAAGTTCGAACGGAAAATAAAAGGGGATGATTGAGTGCTTTACGAAATCATGAATCACATTCACAATTTCTTCCCGGTCAAGGGGGCGGCAATTACAGGCAAAATAACAATCGGGGAATGGATTTTTGACACACACATAGATGCAACGGCAAACACCAAAGACCTACGTTATTCTGGCACTGCGATTCGCCTCCCGCTACAGGATGGTCAATATTATTTAATTAGCGGCTCTATCTTTAACGATGGGGTTTATCAGTATCGCAAAGGCGATACTGCCCCGTTACAGGAGGAGACGTTTGACGGTGTAGTGGTTCCGCTGGCTATCCCTAAACCGTTTTTATCACTGGTAGACGAAATCAGCGAGTGGCAGGCAAAAAACGGCAATTTAGGAGCGTATCAGTCGGAGTCATTTGGCGGCTATTCGTACAGCAGGGCAACAAATTCTAAAGGCGAGGCTTACACGTGGCAGGATGCCTTTAGGGCGCGCCTGAACCCATGGAGGAAAATGGCATGAGTTTAATCAACGAATTTTTACAAGATTGCATACTCATGGATAAAAAGCGCACTTCCGACGGTGAGGGTGGATTTATCACTGAGTGGGTCGAGGGCGCTAAAATACAGGCGGCAATAATCCGCGATACCTCCATGTCTGCCAGAGTGGCGGAAAAAGAGGGGGTAACAGCAACATATACAATTACTACAGCTAAAACAGTAAAGCTAGGCTATCATGATGTATTAAAAACAAAAGACGGAAAAATTTTTAGAGTTACATCAAATGCAGGAGAAAAAGAAACCCCTGCGTCGTCTAATTTAGACATAGCACAGGTCATGGCGGAGAAGTGGGAGTTAACGTCATGACTCCAACAGCGGCACTGTATCAATTTTGGTCGTCTTTCGGCATAACTGCATATCCGTCTAACAGGGTGCCGGAAGATACCGCATTTCCTTTTATCACATACGAACCAATTATAGCAAATTGGTGGACAGGTGCGGCCGCCGCTAGCGTCGTAAATGTCTGGTACCACACAGAATCTGAGGCAGTCCCAAATAAAAAGGCGAAAGAAATCAGTGACAGATTGCAAGGAGGAACCACGGTCAAGTGCGATGATGGAATCATTTTTCTGTCGCAAGACCAGCCTTGGGCTCCTTTAGTCGATGAAGCTGACTCGTCAATAGTACGCAGATACACAGTAATAACTATGCAATTTATAACTATTTAATGAGGTGAGCAAATGAAGTATACGCAGGTACCTTCTGACCTTTTCAAAAAAATACAGATTAACGCCGGTATTATTGTATCAGCTTTTGAGCCGGAAACGGGTGCCATAACAGCAACTAACATCCTCATGGCAACCAGCGGCGGTTGTAGCTTTAGCGCGGAGCCATCCTTTACGGATTTCGGGGAAGACATTGATAATGTGCCTAAAAACACGATGGAACTCAAGGAAATCGAATCTATCGAAGTAAAATTATCAGGCACAGCCGTTACAATGGATACCGCACAGGCTAAAAGTTTTATGGCGGCGGCAGACGTAGCGGGAAACAAAGTAACACCAAGGGCAGATTTAAAGGCAGAAGATTTTAAGGATATTTGGTGGATTGGCGACTATTCGGACGAAAATTCCGGGGATTCCGCCGGATTTATCGCAATCAAAATTATGAATGCACTCTCAACGGGCGGATTTAAGATTAAATCAGATGATAAATCCAAAGGAAATTTTGATTTCGAATACACAGGACATTACAGCATTAAGAACGCAGAGACAGTACCTTACGAGGTTTATATCAAAACAGGCGAAGCGGCGTAGGAGGTAAAGCATGAGATTATCGGATTTAACAGCAGAACAGGGATTGGAAGCCATTGCGAATTCCCTTGAACATATCGGAAACATTGCAGACGATGATGACGCGCTTAAGCTGTGCCAGGAACTTGTGCCGCGGGAAGGTGAGAAATACATCAAAGTCTTTGCTAGGGGTGCTAAAACAGCCCCTAGACTGTTGAAAACGCACAAAGATGATGTGATCGGGATTCTGGCGGCGTTTGAATTACAGACAGTTGAGGAGTATAAGAAAAAGCACAAATTAATGGATGTTATCAAGGGTATGGTTGACCTCGTCAATGAGCCGGAGGTACGTCAGCTTTTTTTCTCAGCGCCAACAGGCGCAACAGAAGAACCCTCTGGCGATGCGCAGGAGAATACAGAGGAAGAAGCGTAAAGGGATTCTTACTGTACGTCAAGGCTAAGATTTTGGACGACACAGAGGAATTAATTTACAAACGATATATGGCTGACGGGCTGAAATATGTAACCGAAAGTATTTCGCAGGCGTTTGGCGGGAAATATCTCTATGTATCGTTTGTTGATTTGATTGATAATAATAAAAAACAAACAGCAAAAAGGACTGGCGAAGAAATAGCTGCAGACGTCATTAAAAAAGCCGGATTGGTGGTGATGAGTGATTGAATGTGATGGAATTGTTTGTCACTTTGGCAATCAAAGACACCGCATATAAGCAGGGGCTGAAAGACGCAGAAGGTAACGCCAGCTCGTCCACATCAAAAATCGGCGGGGCATTTAAAACAGTCGGGAAGGTGGCTAAAACAGCCATGGCGGCTGGTTCTGCCGCCGCCGCTGCATTTACAAAAACGTCAATAGATTCCGGAATGAATTTTGATACCGCGATGTCTCAGGTAGCAGCTACTATGGGAACAACCGTAGACAAAATAGAAAACGTCAAAGCCAAGGCCGAGGAAATGGGGCGCACAACAAAGTACACCGCAACGGAAGCGGCCGAAGGCATGAACATTCTTGCCCAAGCCGGCTTGTCGGCGGATGAGCAGATTAGCGGCATCGGGACAGTGCTTAACCTTGCCTCTGCCGGTGCCATGAGTCTGGAAGAATCGGCATCATATACCGCCGGAGCTGTAAAAGGCTTTGGCGACTCAATGAGTAACGCATCTTACTATGCCGATTTAATGGCAAAAGGTGCTACTCTTGCCAATACGAATGTAAGAGGCCTTGGAGAGGCTTTTTCCGGTTCTGCCGCCACGGCGAAAAACTATGGTCAGGCGGCGGACAGTGTCACGCTTTCCTTGCTCCGCTTGGCAGAGCAGAACGTAACAGGCTCTGAGGCATCTACAGCGTTAAACAGAGCAATGGCGGATTTATATACTCCGACTGACGACGCATCAAAAGCATTAAACCAGTTAGGGGTATCTGCCTACGAAGCCAACGGAGATGCGAAGGACTTTAACGACCTCGTAGACGAGCTTAATGGCTCCTTGCAGGGTATGACAGCGGAACAAAAAAACAATGCTCTTGCAACGATTTTTACAACGCAAGGCTTACAGGCGTTTAATAAAATGACCGCATCGAGTGATGCGACTGTGCAAAAATTTTGGAAAGGAATACAGGATTCTTCCGGCTCCGCAGCACAACAGGCGGCTACGCAGTTAGATAATTTGCAGGGCGACATAACCTTGCTATCTAGCGCCACAGAAGGCCTGCAACTTGCTTTTTATAATACCTTTTCGGGTACTATCCGTGGTGCCATCAAAGGTATAACAAGCGAGGTTAGTGGATTAGCTGAGGCGATGGAATCTGGCGGCATAAGCGGCGCCCTTTCCAAACTGGCGCAAGATGCGATTAATTTTAGCGGCCAGTTGCCGGGGCTGACAAAAATCGGCGGCGACCTCATAAACGGTTTAATTTCAAGCGTTACTCAAAATTCTGGCAGTATTACAACTGCTGTCAGCCAACTGTTAAATAATCTTGCCTCTACGATTTCCACAGGGCTAAATGTATTTACATCGGTCGGAGTTAATTTGCTGACGACTATCGCTAACGGCATGACTCAGGGCATCCCGACCTTTTTGGGGCAGGCGTTGCCGATGCTGACACAATTTACAGAGTCATTGAGGAGCAACGCAGGCAAATTGATAAATACAGGCCTGACACTTATCCAGAATATTGCTCAAGGGCTGATTAATTCTATTCCTGTATTGATTGCATATGTACCTACAATCATAACGAATTTGGCTGGCATTATTAACGATAATGCGCCAAAAATCCTTGCAACAGGAGTAACAATCATAACAAATTTAGCGATTGGCTTAGTTCGTGCGATTCCGTTATTAATTGCTAATTTACCGAAGATTATCACAGCTATTGTGAGCGTGTTTACGGCATTCAACTGGCTGTCGCTTGGCAAAAATATTGTTACTGGCATAATCAAAGGAATTAAAAATCTTCCTTCTCTTTTGAAGAGTACCGCTAAAAATGCCGTAAACGGATTTAAAGGGGCGTTTAGGGGCAACGGCATTTTATCCGCTGTTAAAGGGGCGTTTACTAAGATACCGTCAGCTGTAAAGAGCATCTTTGCCAAGGCAGTATCCTTTGTAAAAACCTTCCCTGGACGATTTAAGAGCGCTTTAAAATTTAGCTGGTCTCTGCCACACCTGAACTTGCCACATTTAAGTGTTTCCGGTGGAAAGGCTCCGTTTGGAATCGGCGGAAAGGGATCTCTGCCATCATTCCATATTAGCTGGTATAAAAAGGCTATGGAAAGCCCGTATGTATTTTCTGATGCCACCTTGTTTGGGGCAGGAGAAGCAGGAGACGAGATGCTTTACGGTCGTAGCAGACTGATGAGCGATATCAAAGAGGCAACACAGGGAACAAAAAACGACGTAACTATTAACGTAACCGTAAACGGTGCAGATAATCCGGAAGAATGGGGAAGAAGAATGGCAAGCGAGCTTAGAAGGCAGGTGAAAATGGCATAATGGCAAAGAAAAATAAAAAATCTGCTGCTCCCAGCGGTCTGTCTATATCGAGAGACAATCTGAAATTTACAATATCTTGGAAAATACCGGCGAAAAAATATGAGGATGGACAGTGGCTATGGTATCGTCTACATACAAAAAACGCCGGTGCTTCTAAATGGGATTGGACAAAGTGGAAAGAAATAGAGGTGGGAAAATCAGCAACCAAAAAAACGGTAGCACTTGATGCAAAAAATTATTATCCTATCTCATCAAAATTATTAAATGCAATAGAGTTTAAGGTAAAGGGCAAAACAAAAAGTGATAAAAAGCATACCTATACAGCCGCACATTCCGCAAAGACATTTACTATTTATGCACCAAATGCCCCTTCCGTTTCTTATTCTCTTGATGATACTGGCGCAAATAAAGGTACATTTACTTGGAATACCTCATACGAGGCAAATGATGCAAGGCATTTTGCAAGGACGCAGGTACAGACCGCATTAATGACAAACTATAAGGGCGCCATTGCAAACGCTCGCTTTACCAATGCATCCTATACAGGAGCATCTGGAACATGGGCGATAACAGAGGATGGCTCTCCGACACAAAATAAGACATTTTGTCGTATTGTAAGGGTAAAATCAAGAGGATGTGCCGGAGATTCCGGTTGGAGCTATGCGTACCATTATTACAGTATCCCAGAGCGTCCAAACATACAGAGTACAGGGAGCAAAGAGATAGGCTCTTCTAGCCGGTATGTGTGGGCAAACTGGGTGCAGGCATCGCCGCAGGACCGCCCTGTGGATTCCATGGAGTTACAATACGCCATAGACACACCGGAAAGTGGAGAAAGGTATACTGGCACATCATGGAGTACCGGAGTAACTGTTGCGTACCATGATTATACGGTGTCGGCAGATTTTAACACAGACGATGGCATAGCAGAAGACCAGATTATGTGGACAAGAGTGCAGAGTACGCACGATAAAAAATATGCATACTCTGAGCCACGAGTAGCGGCACGAGGAGCCCTAAAATCACCGTCATTTGATACGGTATCAGCGACAGGAACAGCACTGACAATTAACAGCATTGAGCGCAACACGGAAGTACCTGACGCTAAAACAGCCGTCTGGATGAAAATAGACAATGAAGAAAAAGGTATTATTGCAATCACCGACAAAGAGGGGACGATCACGGTTACGTGTCCGGATGTTTCCGGCGGCACTGAATACCAGATTGCTCTCAAGAATTTTACCGGAACTTCTGCACCTCAAAACGGAGCATCTGGCATCACCTACAAACTTAGCCCCCTCATGCAGTCAGGGTGGGTTTACTCAGAAACAAGAAAGATTGCGGTCCCACCGAAAAATATAACTGCAATGGCCGTAGCATCTGATACCGTAGAATTAACATGGGACTGGTCGTGGAAAAATGCGGATGCAGCTACCATTGCGTGGGCGGACCATGAGGACGCATGGATTAGTACGGACGCCCCAACTACTTATGATGTAGAGGACAGGGAAACAACGTGGCACATCGGGTCCCTGGAATCGGCAAAAACATATTATTTCCGCGTAAGATTGCGGGATACGTCCGGGGATGAGGAAGTGTTATCTCCTTGGTCTGATACGGTTTCCGTATCTCTGAGCGAGACACCAACGACTCCTACGCTTGCAACGACAGAAAATTATCTTGCCATGGACGACACAGTTATTTGCAGTGTCGGCTACACTGGAAACAGCAAAGCGAGCATAAAAATAGCGGAAGCGGTTAACGATGAGCCGGTTAAAGGCAAAGATGGAAACGTCGTTGTTTTAATGATGTCTTCCGGCATGGAGACATTATCGGAAACGATTGAAAACATTAACAAAATCTATACTGCAAGCGGTCTTTTGGGCAATCTGTGGAACGTAGGAGAAATCCATTATTTAAAAGCAATGGTTACAGCACAGGGAGGCAAGGAAGGAGCATGGTCAGATTCTGTGGCTGTCGAAATTGTTGCAAAACCTACAATAGACAACGTTGCAACGAATCTCGTCTCGGAAACAACGGTATATAATTCTGGCGATGTTACCACGGAGGCAGCCGACCAGACAGTACCGGAATCATCGGAAAGCACAACAAATTACTTGGAGCAGCTACCATTAACGATAGCCCCGTCCTTTGGGGGTTCTGCTGGCACAGCAAAAGTAACGATTGTCAGGGACGAGGATTATTATATTCTGCGCCCGGACGGATTAAAGGAACAGCATTTTGCCGGCGAAATTATTGCCAGTTTTACCGGTAGAGAAACAGATAACTACAGTATTGCCTTGGGCGACCTGATCGGGCAGATGGATGACGGTGCAAAGTATAGTATACAAATTGCGTTTACGGATATTTATGACCATGTGGTAGAAAAAAAGCTACCGTTTGTTGTACGGTGGAAACACCAGCCGGAAGTACCAACGGCCACCGTAAGCACAAACGAAGACAACAAAACAGCGAGCGTTGCTGTTACCAAGCCAACCACATATGCTGACGGGGATACGTTTGATTTGTACCGGATGAGCGTAGACAGAGCAGAATTGATTCTGGAAAATGGGGTTTATGGCCAGAAATATGTTGACCCATACCCAGCACTAAATGAGTACGGCGGCATACTGGTTGTAAATAAAACCGCCAACGGCGACTATATAACAGTAGATAGCTCGTTTGCATGGTTATACAACGAATTTTCGATAGCCCACGAAAAGGCAATCATTGATTTTGACGGTGAATCTATCGAAATCCAGTATAACCTTGATTTAGATAACTCATGGGATAAAGATTTTGAGAGGACAGTATACCTTGGTGGCTCTGTACAAGGTGACTGGAACCCTGCAGTCACTCGTGATTTAAAAATTGATGCAGTAAGTATCTCGCTAACAGAACCAACGATGATTGAGCAAATGAGACGCCTCGCAACGTATCCCGGAATATGTCACGTTAGGACGCCGGACGGTTCGTCTTTTTCCTGCGATATACAGGTATCAGAGAAAAAAGACCACGATAATAAAATGAGGGCAGATTTCTCACTAACGATTAAAAAAGTGGATTCAGAAGAACTGGATGCTGTGACAGAAGAACAGTGGAGCGCAGAGCATCCTAACGAGGTGATGTGATGGATTGGAGCAAAGGATTTTCAGCAAGATATATTTTGACTACAGTTGACCCCAAGACGTGGACGGATCAGAAAGAATTTGAATTTACTGAGGGCAGTATTGACCGGGACAGTACGTCAGATTTAAGGGAATCTGCATCTATTACAATGACAGAAAAGATAACAGACAATGAGTGTTGGGTCCGCATTTACCTGCAAGCCAGACAGGGAGGGTCAGGAGCAAAAGTGGCACTGTTTACTGGCCTGACCGCCTTCCCGGAAAGAAAGCTTGATGGTGTGAGAGAGGCTTACAATATTGACTGCTATTCCGTTCTCAAGCCGGCAGATGATGTGATCCTGCCGCGTGGTTATTATGCACCAGCCGGTAGCGGAGCAAAACAGATTAAAAATCTGCTCAATGATTGTATCCCTGCCCCTGTGTTTGTCGAGGGAACATCGCCGATAACTACAGATAACATCGTTGCGGAAGATGGGGAAACAAGGCTCACAATGGCACTGCATATATTAGATGCCATTGGCTGGCGGATGCGAATACACGGTGATGGTAGTATTGTTATCTGTGCAAATGCAAATGCTAGCAATCTTACAGTGGGAATAAATAAGAACGACATAATGGAATGTGATGTTACAGATACTTTCAACTGGTATGATACTCCAAATTGTTTCATGGCGATACACGATGATTACGGAGCGGCTATTGCAAGGGATGATAGTCCAGATAGCTTTTTATCAACGGTAAATCGTGGTAGGGAAGTGTGGAAATCGGAAACAGGCGTTGAATTATCCTCCGGGGAAAGCATAGCGGCTTATGCTGTTAGAAAACTAAAAGAATTGCAGAATCCTGCCAGGACGATACAGTACAGCCGGCGATTTTTCGAGGACGTTCTTTTAGGCGATGTGGTCTTTTTAAATTATCCGCGGCATAACCTTACTGGGAAATTTAGGATAACATCACAAACACTATCTCTGGAACACGGTTGCCGCACAAAGGAAGAGGTGGAAAGCATTGAATGATTTTGTAAAAGAGATTGCCTCGGCGATGAAGCAAAGCAAAACAAAAGCATACGATACAGTTGCAAAAGTCCTTCGGGTTGACGAAAAAACAGCATATGTCCACATTGACGGCGGAGCAGATGAAACCCCTGCGCAGATGGCTATTAACTGCAAATCTGGGGATACGGTAAAAATACGCGTCTCCGGTGGAAAAGCATGGCTTACTGGAAATCTTACATCTCCACCAACAGATGATACAGCCGCAGAAAAAGTAAAACAATCGCATGAAAGATTTAAAAAAAGAACCGTTAAAAATTTTGTGTTACAAAACGAAAAAATTATTAATGCAGCTAAAACCGCAACAAATTTTATTGATTATATAGATGATGTTGGACTGATAGTTGGCGACATGAGAGGGAACACCCTTAAACAAAATACTTTACTTGATGCATATGGTATGGCTGTACGAAAAGGAAATAGTGAAATTGTAAGGTTTGGTACAGCACCTATCGTGATCACCAACGCGGACGGCGATAAAACTTATGAGGGCTCCGGCTCCGTGATGCAATCCGACCGCAACATTGTTGTTTCCACCCAGCAGACAAACCCAGACGACATCCATGGCGGCGGCAAGGCGGCTCTGGAATTGTATTACGATAAAACCAAGGACACCACAGGACTTTCGTTAACCGTCAAGGACGGCTCAACATACAGTGACTTGTACGAGTCTATGGGAACCGGGATGCATGTCGATAACCACCACATCCAATTTGTATCTAATGACGTAGAGTGCATCTTAGGTAAAAATAACATCCTGTGGGATGCTAACAGCGTAGGATATTTTATGCTTGCAGGGCATGAATTTACACTAAATGAGCCAATATCAATGCAACCGACCGGTGCAGTATTTGTCTGGAGTCACTATAGTAATGGAGCTTGTGATAATTGGTGGTGGACAACGTTTTTTGTACCTAAACAGCACGTTGCCTGGCGACCTGGAGATGGTATGTTAATGAGCAATCCATATTACGGATTAAATAAATACCTATATATCGGTGATACATTTATACGGGGTACTGACAGTAATAAATCTAATAACGCACAAAACGGAATAGCCGTTAACAATCAAGGGTTTGTACTGAGATATGTGTTAGGAGTGTAATTATGGAAGAATATTATATTGGATACGTATTTGATGGTTTATACCCACCAAAAGCTGCGCAGTGGTGCAACGAAAATGGTACGTGTCATATCGAGGCAAATAAGGAAGGAAAGTATGAAATCGTTGAGAATGTTGACCGAGAAGAACCGGAACACCTATTTAACGATAACACGCCGTCCATACCAGAACTAAACAAAAAAATAGAAGAGCTTACAAAACAAAATGAGATGCTCGCAGATCGCTTGCTAAAGCTGTCTGATACGATTCATGCATAAGGAGGCGAAAGTATGATAGCTAGTGGAACAATAATTATTGACGGGCAGACATACCGCAAAGGAGATATTATACACGATTTAGGCGGCTGGGATTGCATAGATACGGACGGAAGTAAGCGATATTACTGGGGAAGTCTTCTGAAGTAGATAAATTGCCTCATTACGTTGCAAGTGGTTCGACGGCGTTATGTGTAGACACAGGGGAATTATATGGCTTTTATGCCCCTGATAGCAAGTGGTTTTTACTTTAGGGAGGTGTAGGACATGAGAAAAAGTGGTTTAACGGGAGATGAGGCGTATGTACTCTCGAAACGTAGGGGAACATCAGGAGACCTTGGCCCGCTAAAGAAAGAACTTGGTTTGCTAAAGGAAGATTTATCCAACAAAATTACAAAGTTCTATGCATCAAATCAGGGCGAAACTCATTTTGCCGATTCTGACAACGGCAAAATTATGGATATGATGCTATATGGTAAGTCTGAACAGAAACAGTACAGTGGGAAGAATCTGCTTGAATTATCCGATAATCAAGTTCAAAGCGAAAACTTAAAAATTCAAATTAATCAAGGGATTATAACATTTTCTGGCACAGTAAATACCGAAGCTTTTGTTAGAGAAATTGATAGTTTTACAGTACCAAGTGATGGAACCTATACAATTAGCACAAACAGTAATAGTAATAAAGATTCCCCTCGTATATTATTTTTGATAAATGACAATCCTCAATACGGGTCTGCCTTTAATGGAGTAGCAAAAGAACTAAATGCCGGGGATGTTGTGCGATTGTATATAAGAATCTCATCCGTTGGTTCTTATGATGGCGTGACAATTAAGCCAATGATCGAAAAAGGTTCTAAAGTTACATCTTATGAACCCTACACGGGCGGTCAACCCTCTCCCTCACCAGACTATCCGCAAGAAATTAAGAGTGTGGTGAATCCGACTGTGAAGGTTTGTGGGAAGAATTTGTTGCAACCAAATATAAAGTCTAATGACAGAGTAAAAATAAATATTAAAAAAGGTACAAGACTAACATTGATTTGCAAAAATGGTGTGGTTTCTCAAGGTGGAAACTTAAGGTTTGAAACAGCGGATGGTGGTGTGGAGTGGTTTGGCTTTGATGCAGGTGCAGTAAAACAACAAATTGTATTGCGAAACAATGCTGTTTCGTTTCAGTATTTGCTTCACCATGAACCATCTGAAAGCTATGCTCTGTATATTGGTGATGAAAACACATACGAACCATATAAAGAGCAATCCGTCCAGCTCCCATATACTCTTAATGCAATCCCTGTTTCAAGTGGTGGTAACGTCACAATCAACGGACAGCAATATGTTGCAGATTATGTGGATGTGGAGCGTGGAAAGATTGCAAAGATGGTTGATTCTTCTAAGTTAGATAATGCACAATCTATTGTAAACAAAACCGAATGGTTATTAGCAGAACCACAAGAAATTGACTTAACGCAGGAAGAAGTACAGACACTTAAAGCACTTGCAACATATTATCCGACTACAAACATCAGCGTCATTTCAGAACAGTTGGATGGATATACAGTATTTAATTACCCGATTAGCATGGCTAATGGATGGAACTATGTAAAACAACAGTTAAACGACAACCGAGATTACATTTATGATATGGACACACAATCAGCAGAAGCCTATGTCAACAGCGAATATGCAGTAGCATTAACAGAATTGGAGGTGTGATTATGTTATATAGAACATTATTAAAGCTTAAAGAAAGAAATGGACTTACAGATGATTTAAAAAATAAGATTGATGTGTTTTTTGCAGTTGGGAGAATCACAGAGGAACAGTACAATGAGCTGATGGATGTTAATAGGGAAGAAGAACCGAAAGCGGAAACTAATTAACTAAAGAAAAACATTGATTAATTTATAAAAACAAAAGAAAAATAATTTTTAAGGAGGAATGGAGATGGTAGATATTATGTTACCTTTGATAACTTGTATTTTTGTAGTTTTTGATTTAGCTAGCGGTGGAGTAGCCGCCTGCGCTAACCACAAGTGGAAATCCTCAGAAATGAGAAAAGGATTGTATCACAAATTTGGCTCCATTATGCTTGTGGTGCTTGCGTATCTTATCGACTACGCCCAGAAATATGTGGACCTAGGCTTCCAGGTACCTATTGCCGCAGGCGTGTGCGTTTACATCATTTTGATGGAACTTGGTTCTATCGTGGAGAATATCGGCAAAATTAACCCTGATTTGCTCCCGGACAAGGTTAGAGCAATTTTAGGACTGGACAAAACAAAATAAATTTACGTAATTTTTGCGTGTTTGAGGTGATGCAGTGAACAGAAGTTTGATAAAAAAACTCTGGAAATTAGGCGATAAACAATTTATTGATTACGCCTTGTCATGTGCCCGCTTAACTTTGCGGGAGCGTGAAACTGTACAGTACTTGCTTTTTGACGGATTAACGCAGGAGCAAGCCGCCGAGAAAATGGATATAAGCACGAGAGGATTACAAGGGCTGTGGAGTTGTGCCGTAGAAAAAATTTTGTTAGTTCCTGGCACAATCCCGTACATAAACAGCCTTTAAGAAACTAAAGACAACTAAAAATCATGCGAGAAATAAGCGCGTTGCCTTCGTGGTGGCACGCTTATTTTTTTGCGATAATAAAACTATAAGGAGGGCAAAAAATGTATCAATATTGGAATCCTAACCCAGCGGCGGCAAAAGTGGGAGATTGTACTGTGCGTGCTATCTCAAAGGCTATGGGTCAGACGTGGGAAGAAACATATATACAACTTGCACTGTACGGCTTGATGCTATCAGATATGCCCTCGGCTAACGCAGTGTGGGGCGCATACCTCAAAGATAATGGATTTAGCCGTTATATAATCCCGGACGAATATATGACCTGTACCGTCTCGGAATTTGCAAACAACCACCCAGAAGGGGTTTATATTTTAGCACTGTCAGGGCACGTTATAGCGGTAATTGACGGCAATTACTACGATACGTGGGACAGTGGAGCAATGACACCTATCTACTATTGGAGGGAAGGAGGAAAATAAATGTTCGGTTATCCACAATATCCACAACAGTATCCACAGTATCCGCAATATCCACAACCGGATTATCTTGACCAACTCAACCGACTAAAACAGCAGCAGGCACCACCCCAACAAATGCAACAGCAGACCAACCCCGATGAGCGGATTTGGGTGCAGGGGCAGGGCGCGGCGGAGGCGTATTTAGTGGCACCAAATTCTTTTGTCCGCCTATGGGACAGTCAGGCGCCAGTTTTTTACGAAAAAAGAGCAGATCAGACGGGCAGACCGTTTTTAGAGGTGTTTGAATACAAGCGCAAAGGCGCAGATTCGCCCACAGCGGAGCTTTCACAGTCTAGCCAACCAATTAACTACGAGGAACGCTTAAATGCCTTAGAAAGGCAAATGGAGACGTTAAGAAGGAGGGTATTGAATGAATCTCAATCCAATGCAGGTGATACAGCAGTTTCAACAGTTCAGACAGCAGTTTCAAGGGGACCCGAAGCAGGAAGTACAGAATCTGCTAAATAGCGGGCAAATGAGCCAGCAACAGTATAACCAGTTGCAGGGCATGGCGACACAGTTTCAAAACCTTTTAAAGGGTTTTAAATAAATAAAAAGGAGTGATTTCATGGGATTAACAACAGACGGAATGAGTCCGGCAGATTTGGCGGCAGTCACAGGCAACAATAACGGAGCGTTTGGCGAAGGCAACGGCGCTTGGTGGATTATCATTCTTTTCCTCTTTATCTTCTGTGGATGGGGAAACGGAAATGGATGGAATAACGGCGGCGGAGGCGCGGTAGATAACTATGTATTAGCTTCAGACTTTGCAACCTTACAGCGCCAGATTGATAGCGGTATTTCCTCCCTTGAGCGCAAGGGTGATGCCATCAACAGTGGTATTTGTGACGGATTTTATGCGATGAATACCTCTCTGCTCAACGGATTTGCAGGAACAAATAGCACAATCCAGCAGAACGGCTATGATACACGAAATGCAATCCAGCAGGGACAGATTGCAGATATGCAGAGCTTCAACGCTTTGCAGGCACAGTTAGCACAGTGCTGCTGTGACAACAAGCAGGCTATTGCAGGCGTTAACTACAATATGGCGATGAATACCAATGCAATCCAGCAGGAAGTTACAAACGGCTTCTGCCAGACAAATTTCAACAACGCAAACAACACAAGAGACATCATTGACAACCAGAACAACAACGCTAGAGCCATCCTTGATGCCCTCACAGCACAGAGAATCGAAGCTAAGGACGCTAAGATTGCTGAGCAGAATCAGCAGTTATTTGCGGCACAGTTAGCGGCTTCTCAGGCGTCACAGAACGAAACCTTAAAGGCATACATGCAGGGTCAGTTTACTTATTACAACCCTAGACCAGTGCCAGCTTTTCCGGTTTCCGCACCATATCAGTACGGTAATTGCGGATGCAATACTGGTTGCGGATGCTAAAATTTTATAATTAGCAGCTTCCTGCGTTGACGGGATTGTTCGGCTTGTGCCGATGATGCTTATAGCGGCGGGGCAATCGTTCCGCCGTTTATTATTAAAAAAGGAGTGATAACGTGGCAGAATTTACTAATAGCAATATCGTAACCGTGGCAGCGGGGCAGAATTTACCGCTCACAGAGACAGCCGTAAAGTGCGGTAGCTGTATTACACACCGGGAGGGGGCAGGAATTGTGACCCTTAGAGGCCTTACAAACCAGTGCAGGGCGCGCTATAAGGTCAGCTTTGGTGCTAATATCGCCATACCTGCCGGTGGAACTGTGGCACCTATTTCTATTGCCCTGGCAATCGCCGGAGAACAATTAAATAGTGCGACAGCAATCGTAACACCTGCGGCGGTAGGCGAATATTTTAATGTATTTACGGCGGCATTTATTGACGTTCCGCGCGGGTGTTGCATAACAATCGCAGTCGAAAATACATCTACGCAGGCAATTAATATAGCCAATAGCAATCTAATCGTCGAGAGAGTAGCGTAAAGGAGGGCGAAAAATGGAATCATTACACAAATTAAAAAAGATGATGTGCAGAGAGCTGGACGAGATTTCGAACAAAGGCGATATGAGCGCCGGGGATTTAGAAGCAGTCCACAAACTGACAGACACAATTAAAAATATCGACAAGATTATGTATTTGGAAGGCGGCAGCGAATACAGCCGCGGCGGCGACTGGAACACGTCAGAAAGATATAGCCGTGGGCGTTATCCCGACATGGATTACGGTGATTATAGTAACGCTCGCAGGGGCCAGCACTATGTGAGAGGCCATTACTCTTACAACGATGCAAAAATGCAGGTAAAAGAAACTATCAAAGACATGATGCACGACAGTAATCTGTCTAGTACAGATCAGGCAGCACTAGGCAGAGCATTAGCAGAATTAGACCGATAAGAGAAAGGGGTGCCGCAATGATTAATATGGACGAAATTAATGCCGAAATTGCGGCATTAGAGGCAGGAAAAACAACCTACGCCACTTGCGAACGGCTTTCGATTTTATACAATGTACGCAACAATTTAATGAGCAATCAACAACCGAACCAACTATCTTCCAACACATCATACTACTCTTACAGTTCCGAGCCGGATTCTGAATTTAAAGAAATCGCCCGAAACGCAGACTTTGAGCACTTATTACGCGTGCTTGACGAACACATGAAAGCCATCGAAGCAATGTATCCGCGAGAATATCGGTCAGTTTTGCGAAAAATAAAAGAGGGCGCTTGAAACGTCCTCTTTCTTCTTGTATAATATAATTACTTCTCCTTTATTTCTATCATATTTTGTTATACGGTAACTGACCTTAACCTGGTGGTTTCGGCTAGTTACTGTATAACAAAAACTAAAAAAATATAATATCCTCCACGTAAGTGTCGGGGGATATTTTTATTTCTTTTACAATGCTTTTCCAAAACACCTGCTTGTCTTGTTCACCTAACTGTATATACATATCTTTCCAACCGTCAGGAAATCTGCTTTGTATTTTTTTCTTAGTTTCTAGTTCTTCCGTTGCGGCGGTCTGGGATAGTTCTTTTAATTCCTTTGATATAGCCTCATATCTTTCGTCATAGTATTCTTCTGTTATCCTACCTTTTTCAAACATTTTATTAATTCTTCCCAACTCGCTGGATAATTTTTTCTTTCTCTTTTCCGCATCGTTTCCGCCTGCCTTCACACGACCTTCTGCCCTTAATACATCTAACTGTATTTTTTCTTCGATGTGATTGAGCATATATGTTTCTAATTTTTTTTCTGATCGCGTGTAGGTCTTGTGCTTTTGTGCGACAGAGTGGGGGCAGTGATATACTTTGTACTTTTTTCCTTTTTTGCCTATTGCACACCCGGAAAGCCTGCAACCGCAAATCGGGCATTTCATCAAGCCGGAGAAAATGTAAATACGCCTCCTGCAATCTGTCCAAGTTTTTTGGCTGGATACTTCGTTGATTTTTTGCGCTTGCTCCTCTGTGATGTACGGCTCACAGTAGTTTTTTACTCCATACATTTCGCCGCGATAAGCTGGGCTAGACATAATCTTAACCAACCTCGTCCTGGTTCTTACAAAACCAGGGTATTTACTTAAAATATAGTCGGCGGTTCCTGCTTTTGAGAAGGTCTGGAAATAGTGCTCAAACATATCCTCAATTATTCCTCGCGTCTTTTCGTCTTTTACAATCTTTTTCCCTTCTATGCGATAACCTACCGGCACTTTTCCGCCAATATATTCCTTGTTGTTCCGTTTAAATTCCATAACAGACCGTATTTTTTCGCTGTCTCTGTCTGCCTCTGCCTGCGCTACGGACAGCATAATATTCACTTTAAATATTCCCTGACTTGTCTCTGTCTCATAATCCTCCCAGATAGCCCTCCAAGGCACTTTACACGCATCAAGGACACTTTGTACCTCATAATACCCTGCAACAGCTCTAAACCACCTGTCAAGGCGTGTGAAGAGTATTATATCAATCTCGTGTTTCTTGCAATCCTCAAGTAACTGCAAAAGGGCAGGGCGTTTTGTGTATTTTTTACGTGCAGATATGCCGGCATCGTTATAAATACCAGCAACCGTATATCCTTGCTCTTCACAATATTTTTCAAGCGCATCTATCTGCGAATCAACGGACAATCCACTGTTCTTCTGCTCTTGCGTGCTTACTCGCACGTATAAAGCGGCTCTTTTCATTTATTTCCCTTCCTGCCTTCGTACCTCCGGGGCGGGTGCTGCTATCTACATACAACTAAGCCTGTCTATTAGCTTTTTTCTAAGCTTTTCGTATTTCTCGGTTATTTCTTCACTATCCGGAAAGTTAACCAAGCGAAAACAAGCATTTTCAAATTCGTTAACCAATGCTATGTTTTCGTATCTTTTTAATTCTATAGCTTTTTGCGGCAAATCGTCATAAAAAACTTTTAAATCGACACCTAGAGCGCCTGCGATTTTTGATAAGGTCTCTACCTTTGGCTTCTTTTTTCCGACTTCGTACTGGTAAATCATGGCAGCTGAAACACCTAGACATTTAGCAAGTGCCGCCTGCGAAACTCCCTTTTGTAGGCGCACAGTTTTGATTTTTTCTCCTATCATTGACAAAGTTACATCTTCTAATGCTTTTTCTATTGCATTTCGGCACTGTTCTTGGTTAAAATCTTCGACACCTTCATGTACGGTATCAACGGAAGTGTAAAAATATGGCTCACCGCTTTTTGTGTAATTATATCCAAGATTTAAAGCGGCAGCAAGTTTGGCTACTGTATCTTTCTTCGGATTCAATCTCCCGTATTCATAGCGTTGAATGGTATATGTCGAAAGTCCGCTTTTTTTACCAAGCTCTTCTTGCGTTAACCCCTGCCTTTTTCGCGCTTGTCTTAATCTATCTGAAAAACTCATAATTTTTTCACCTCTCTATATCTCCTCTCTTGATTTAATCATATTGTACATGATAATGACTATTATGTCAAGAAAAAAATACACGAAAACGTATTATTTTTTATATTCCACGATGTCGCACACCTGACAGTCCAATTTCTCGCACAAATACATAATTGTATCTATGTTCACGTTTCTGTCGTGTCGTAACTTGTTGACCAGTGCCGGGGAAAGATTAAAACTTTCCTTATCTAATAGATTGGAACGCTTTAGCCCTCTGCGTTCTAACGTGTCCCATAAATTACTATATGAGATACTACCTTTATATATGTTACTTCTTTTTCTTGCTCGTGTTTCCATTTCGAAACCTCCTTTAATCGTTATAAATATATAGTACATTATTTTGAAATAAATATCAAGAAAAAAATAATATATTTTCGTGTATTTTTCTCTTGACATAATAGTCACTATCGTGTATAATGTGAGTAAATCAAGAGAGGAGATACAAAGAACATGGGAGAAACAATGGAGGAAAAGCTTATCCGCCTTGGCTATAAGGTGTGGGAGAAGGGCGACATGAAACGCATCTATATTAATGACTTTCAGAAATATTTGGAAGTCGAAGAAACTAATACGCCAGCAGCAATGGGAAGCGGCAGAATAGTGAACGGTATTTGCACAGACGAATGTAATGCTCCGACACGACGTCAAGCATTAAGTCTGATTGATTGGGGATTTGGCGCAAAATTATATTATGATTGCAAGAAAGAAGACTGGGGATGCAAAAATCCAGGCAGCAACTTAATTAAAAAAATCCTCTGGACAGTTGTCGATAAAATAGAAGTTTTATAATAAATACCCGCCCGGCGGCGGAACCGCCGGAGAAAGAAGGAAAATATGACAGCAGAAGAAAGAAACAAGTACATAGAGTTTATGTACGATTATAAAAATGAATATAATTGTGAAAATTGCCCGGAAAATAGAGGGGATTTTCCGCATGACAGATTACCTTGCGGACAACAAAATTGCTGGGTAACCTGCCACTGTAAGGAGATGTAAATATTATTACCGCCCGGCGGCGAATTCCGCCGGAGAAAGAAAGACGAGGAGAAATTATCATGTTAGGAATTTTAAGAAAAGAATTAGTAGGAAATATAGTATCATTTTATGAATTAGACGAAATTATGACAGAGTTCGGGTGCCCTTCTGAACTGGACTGGATAAACGATGAGGGCGCGTGGGATGATGTTTTAAAGGATAAAAATATCTTTTATAAAGTTCCTGATTCTGACGACCATTTTGCAATTTCTTTTGAAATTGAAAGCGAGTACAATTCGGAGGAAGAAAGTGCAGATTGCACACTTGTTAATATCGTTAATATAGAGGTTCAGTAATTAAGTATCCGCCGCGGAGGTTGCGACGGCAGGAAGGAAGAAAACATGAAAAAGTATAACGTATATAAAGCTACGCGAGAGATTAAAGAAAGAGACATTTCAGAAATAGTGCAGGGGTGTACATTTTTTTGCGATGGTGTTTCTGAAGAATTAATAAAATCTTGTGATACAATAGAAGAAGCAAAAGAAGTCTTGGCGAAATATAAGACAGATATTACAGCTTACGGCGGGTGTTATCTGGTTACGGAATACTGTGTTCTACCAGAAATCTATGACGAAGACGGCGAGATCGTGGAGTCTGGCGACATCGAAGAAATTACAGAAATGAAAATCAGTGTCGAGGACGAAGAGTGGAACGTTGTAAAAACGTTTGATAATCTAAAAGAGGCGGACAATTTTATACATAGTGACGAAAGAGAATTGACGCTGATTTATTAGGATGAAAGGGGGAAATGGTATGCAAAAATTCAATAAAAGGAGAAAACTAGATAGATTCTTATCCACCTTGCCTGAGGGCATGGTTTTTAAGTCAAATAATGAGTTTCGAATAAAAATGCCAAACGGATACATTAGTATTGGGTATTATTACCATGATTATTATGCATTTGGGGGACATCGGTATTCTGAATACAATACCATACAAGAAAATATAGATAAGGTAAAAGAACTCGTTGACAAATACGGAGAAAAAAAGTAATATATAGACATGGTTTTAATAGTTACATTTTGGGATGTGAATGTTAGCTTAGTTTTGACCTTAAAAACATTAATAGTTCCATACTGGAAGATAAAGCGCTTGTTTCGACAGGTGCTTTTTATTGTTTTGAGAAAAAAAGAAAAGAGGGAAGAATTGATTATTCCCTCTTGTTAGTTGTCCTGTTAGTGGACTAATTATTTTAAATTAATAGTTATCTTCTTGTCTGTCCAGAACGAAGCACTATACTCTAAAATCACTTTCTTTGCATCTTTTGGCACTTCGTAATATGCTGTAAAGCTCACATTCTTTCCTGGAGACAAATTAGTGTTAACAAAATCACTGTTTCCTATGTATTGCTGTTCGCAAGCTGAATTATCTGCATAGCATTCGCAATCAGATACAGATACATACTTGTCGCCTTTTTCTGCAATATTTTCACAGGTAAAGTCTACAGCTACATATTCGCATCCATCTTTTGGAGTGAAATACTCTCCGGCATCATATCCAAATTCAGCCTTTTTAGCAGTTACTTTTAAACCGTCATTCTCAAAAGATTCACCAACTTTTACGCTGTCTTTCTCTTTTACTTCTTCCTTTTTAGCGGTTTCTTTTTTGGCCGCTGTTGTTGCGGTGGTACTCTTTGAAGAATCAGTGGAAGAACTGTCATCGTCACCACCACCCATTGCCGCGCCTAAAACAGCCAGAACGATGATAACGATAATTACCCATTTCAACTTGCCGCCCTGTTTCTTTCGACAATGAGGACACACTTTAGCTTTTGCGTCAATTTCTTCTTTGCAATGCTTGCAAACTTTAGTTTTTTCTTTGCTCATATTTTCTGCTCCTTTTTTATTATTACCATATTGTAAATATTAGCAAAATGGTTTGTTGTAAATAAATTATACAATAAATAAAATGATTTGTCAGTATAAATATAAATAAATCTGCATATTTTCTTTAACAAAAACATAAAAATATTATAACAAAGACTCTTGATAAGTCAGAACGAATGTTCTATAATTAAGTGTGAGAGGATGTGAAGCGATGTATAAAGACAAATTAATTGAACTGATTGAAAGTTGTAACGACGAACATTTTTGCAAATTTGTTTTTGCGTTTGCAAACAAATTAAAAAAGGAGTGGGGGTGCTAGTCCCCACACCTTAGTTATTCTTCTGTTATTCTGTCAATGTAGCCGTAAACTTTATATTTGCGGCTACATTCCATACGTAGTATTTTTTCTGCGTATCCTAATAACTCAAAGTCCATTGCTATCTCGGCAAGTAATTCGGCGTTTTCTACTGTTGCGTTTTCTTCCCAACCCATTAACTCTGGCTGACTAACACCTAAAGCTTTCGCAAACAGCTCAATTTTTGATTGTTGCAAATCAACTTCGCCTTTTTCGATTTTGGCAATAGATGAGCGGCTCGTGTACCCTGTTTTCTTTGCTAGTTCATCTTGAGACATTCCAATTTGTACACGACGTTCCTTGATGTTCTTGTATAATTGTATCATTTTTCCTCCTTTCTACGATTCTTAATATAGCATAAGTGTGAAAATAAATCAACATTTTTATTTAAAAGTGTTGACACAAATTCAACAACGTGGTATAGTAAGAGCGTGAAAGGAAATCACGCAAACAAAAAAAGAAAGGGGTGATACCTTGGCAGACGTTAAGGCACTTAGAAAAAAGATAGAAGATTCTGGAATGAGTATTTCTTTCGTAGCTAGAAAAATGGGCATGACTAGAGAGTCTTTCTATAACAGAATGAATAAACCTGATTTTAGAGCTTCGGAAATTGTAGCATTAACAAATATTCTTAGGTTGACTAAGAAAGAAAGGGACGCTATTTTTTTTAATTAAAATGTTGAATTTAATTCAACAAGAAAGGGAGGTGACTAGATGGAAAATTTAATTCCTGTCAACTATGATGCGGAGCAGCCAACTGTTTCCGCAAGAGATTTACATGGTGCCCTTGGCGTAAGCAAAAGATTTTCAGTGTGGTTTGAAGTAAATTCGCAAGGGTTTGCTGAAAACGAAGATTTCACCAGCGTACTTGTGAGTACGGAGGTTCAGAACAACGGCGGGGTACAGATTAGAGACTTACACGATTACAAGTTATCTGTAGATATGGCAAAACACATTTGTTTAATGTCCAGAACAGAAAAAGGGAAACTGATTCGTCAGTATTTCATCGACTTAGAAAAAGCATGGAACACGCCGGAACAAGTTTTTGCAAGAGCTTTGAGAATGGCTGACAAAACCATCGAATCTTTAAAAGCTGACAATGCAGTTTTGCTTGAAAACGTTGAGCGTATGCGACCGAAAGAAGTGTTTGCAGATGCCGTTTCAGCAAGTCAGACCTCAATTTTGATTGGTGAGCTTGCTAAGCTGCTGAGACAGAACGGCATCGAAATCGGGCAACGAAGATTGTTTTCTTGGATGCGTGAAAATGGCTTTCTACTCAAACGTGGGTCAGGCAGAAACATGCCAACCCAGAAAGGTATGGAGCTTGGATTGTTTGAAATTAAGGAGGGCTCCTACATTAACGGAGCGGGTGAAAATATCATCACCAAGACAACTAAAGTCACGGGTAAAGGACAGCAATATTTTATTAATAAAATATTGCAATGTCAGGAATTTACGAAAAGAGAGGAGTAAAAAATGAATGAACCTCCGAGACCAGAGTATGTTGCTAGACTACTCTACACCCTTTTAGGACGACAACAAGGTGTAGAGTATGACAAAGTGTTTTACACCGATAAAGACGGCGTAGAACACGAGGTAAAAAAGGAAGAGCCCTACCATTAAGCTCTTGCTAAATAAAACATAACTAGATTTTACAAAAGACTTGGCGATTTGTCAAGATAGGAGGTAGACATGGCAGTAATGAGAATAAATAAAACGACAGACTACACCGTTATGTCGAATTATCATTTCAGAGAAAAGGATATGTCTTTGAAAGCAAAAGGTCTACTGAGTCTTATGCTTAGTTTACCGGAAGACTGGGACTTTACAGTTAAAGGACTGTCAAATTTGAATAAAGACGGCGTAGACGGCGTGAGAGCCGCATTGGAAGAGTTAAAGACGTTCGGATACCTGAGAGTGACTCGTGAGAGAAACGAAAAAGGACAGGTAAGCGGTACAGTTTACGACATTTACGAAAAGCCAACACAGGAAAAACCTGTATTGGAAGAACCTAAAGAGGAAAAACCTATATTGGAAAAACCAATACAGGAAAAACCTACACAGGAAAATCCAACGCAATTAAATACTAAAGGAATAAAATACTTAAATAATAAAATACTTAAGGAATCAAGTACTAAAGGAATAAAAGAGAGTGCGCGCGCAAAGAAAGAGCCGGAACAGTATTTCGAGGATGAAGAACTCAACTGCAAGTTTTTAGAATTTCTTGCTATGCGTAAGAAAATCAGAAAACCAGTCCGAACAGACAGAGCCTTGAAAGCTTTGCTCAAAAAATTACACGAGCTGTCCGGAGGAGATTTGGGAACGATGAAAAAAATCATAGACCAGTCATTGGACAAGGAGTGGTTAGGATTCTTTGAGCTGAAAACAGGTAACGACAGCACGAAGAACATCAACGATCGGCTGTACGGAGATATACAGCACTGGGCGGCACAGAAAGAACAGGAGGGAGGCGGAATGTATGACGATTTCGGAGTTTTCTAAAATCGTGGCCGCACTAAAAACCGTCTACACGGCTCCGGGATTTGTTCCCAACGAACAGGCGTTAGACATGTGGTACCGCCTGGTGGGTAAGAACAACGACTACCAGACAATAAGCGTGGCGGCACAGATGTACATGACAACCGGTAAGTTTCCGCCAACACCGGCAGATATTTTGGAGTGTGCCAGTAAGCTCAAGGCAGAAAGCAACTACCTGAGTGAGCAGGAAGCATGGGCAACAGTGGCAAAGGCGTGCGGTAACGGGATTTACGGTTACAGAGAGGAGTTTGACAAACTGCCCCCTACGTTACAAAAGGCGGTAGGAACGCCACAGACGCTCCATGACTGGGCGGTAGTAGATTCAGCGGACTTTCAGACGGTCATACAGTCAAACTTCCTCAGAAGCTACAGAGCGGCGTTAGAAGCGCAAAAGGAGATAGACAAGTACCCGCCGAAACTCCGAGAAATGATACAGGCGGCGGGAGCGATAGAGCGAAAAGAAACAGTACCAGAACTCCCCGCACTGGGAGAAATAGTTGGGCGGTTAGAGCAGGATAATAAAAATTATATCCCGGAACAGTGCGAGGGAGCATTAGGAGATTGGATAGCAGAAAAGAAAGAGAGGCTAGGTTATGGATACGATGATTAATGCGACATGGTTCCAGGCGAAGGAATATGACGATAAAGTGATGGGGAAAGGAGTAATCCCGGCAGAAGTCACGATCACTGTCAAAGACAAAGAGGTGGCGCAGGGACTGCTTGAGTTATTTAGACTGGGCGTTGAAAGAAACAGCGACATGAAAAAGATAGAGGCATACGCCAGAGGCTACAACGAGCTGAGCAAGGCTATTAAAGAGGCATGGGAGACAGGAAATGGAACGAGGATTTGACCCGGCTAGAGAATATTTAAAGACACAGCACCTTGAGGCGGAATATGAGTGCAGAACAGTACACAAAGCAATCAAACGAGGTGCGACAAGTTACAACGAATACGAGCAGGGATACGAGGAGGAAGAACAATGACACTATACGAGATTGACAGTGCAATCATGGACTGCGTAGACGAAGAAACAGGCGAAATTATTGACCTTGAAAAACTTGAGGCTCTCAACATCGAGAGAGACAAAAAGGTGGAGGGAATCGCGCTGGCGGTGAAGAATTATGCTGCAGAAGCAAAGGCAATCAAGGAGGAAGAAGAAAAGCTTGCGAAACGCCGCAGAAGTTGCGAGAACGCCGCACAGAGGTGTAAGGACTATCTGTCCCATGCTCTTGACGGCGAAAAGCTCAAGACGGCAAGAGTCAGTGTATCCTACAGAAACAGCGAGTCTGTGACTATTGACGACTTAGGCAGCCTGACAGAGGAATACATCAGGATTCCAGAGCCGCAGGCGGACAAGACAGCGATTAAAAAGGCAATTAAAGCCGGGAAAGAGGTCACAGGGGCACATATTGAGACCTCGAGAAGTGTGATCGTGAGGTAAGAAAGATGGGAGAAATTCACAAAAAGTTGCAGAAAATTCAGCATCAGCTTAAAGTGCCTAAGTCTCGATGGAATAAATTCGGAAAATTCTGGTACAGAAGCTTAGAGGATATTTACGAGGCAGTAAAGCCGTTATTGGACGAACAGGGATTAATACTAACTGTGCATGACGAAATAATCATGATGGGCAATAGGTTTTACATAAAGGCAACAGCAAAATTAACTGACATAGAGGACGAAAAAAATATTGTATGCAGCGCATATGCCAGGGAAGAAGAAACCAGGAAGGGAGTGGATTCCTCGCAAATCACAGGAGCAACGTCAAGCTACGCGAGGAAATACGCGTTAAACAGCTTATTTCTCCTGGACGACAGCAAAGATGCGGATACGGACGAATACAAAAGCAATGAGACCGTGTCAGAAAAAGAAGCAAGAAATTTATGCAGTTTGATGCGAAAGAAAGGTATGACAGAACAGGAAATCACAGAATGGGGAAACAACATGGGGCTGAAATCGTTTTACGAGATTACACGCGGACAGTACGTTGAAACCTTGAAAGTACTGGGATTGGAATAGCATGGATTTAACTGGAAAAATAAAAAACTTAGCAGTGGATTATTTTAGCAAAAAGATAACAGTTACCCTGGAAATCAACGAGGCGGAGCGGTTTATAAAGGGCGTGGACGAGCTGAAAAAGCTGGAAAAGTTGTCCATAATAATTAAACCGTTCCGCAAGAAAAGAAGCCTGTCGGCAAACGCCTATTTCCATGTCTTGGTCGCCAAAATAGCGGAGAAAGTCGGTACGAGCAAGGCAGAAGCCAAAAATTTGATGATAGGCAGATACGGACAGCCGGAGCTGATAAAAGGGGACATAGCAGTTTTAAAAACCAATGTTCCAACCAACATCATGTACAAAAAAGAGGACATTCACACGGTTGCGATAGGACGGCGGCTAGAAAAAGGCAAAGAGGTAGTGTTTTACAGGCTCATGCGAGGTTCGCACACCTACGACAGCCGGGAAATGAGCGAGCTAATCAAAGGCACGATACAGGAAGCGGAAGACTTAGGAATTGAAACGCTAACACCAAGAGAATTGGAACAAATGTTAGGAAAATGGAAGTCAAGAAAGGAAGAAGAGAAATGAAAAAATTTGAATTAACAACAGAATTTATCACAAATGCGCTTGGAAAAAAGTTATTTAGAATCAAAGCACTGGTTGAATTTGGGAGCGTGAAAGCCGGAGAGCTAGGCGGGTACGCGGAGAAAGAGGAAAATATATCACAAGACGGCAATGCATGGGTTTCCGGCGACGCATGGGTTTACGGCGATGCAAAGGTGTACGGCGATGCAAAGGTGTCCGACAATGCAAAGGTTTTCGGCAATGCAAAGGTTTTCGGCAATGCAGAGGTTTCCGGCGATGCAAAGGTGTCCGACAATGCAAAGGTGCACGGCAATGCAAAGGTTTACGGCGATGCAAAGGTGTACGGCAATGCATGGGTTTCCGGCGATGCATGGGTTTACGGCGATGCATGGGTGCACGGCAATGCAGAGGTTTACGGCGATGCAAAGGTGTACGGCAATGCATGGGTTTCCGGCGACGCAAGGGTTTACGGCGATGCAAAGGTTTTCGGCGATGCAAAGGTGTACGGCAATGCAAGGGTTTCCGGCGATGCATGGGTTTACGGCGATGCATGGGTGTACGGCAATGCATGGGTTTACGGCGATGCATGGGTGCACGGCAATGCAAAGGTTTACGGCGATGCATGGGTGCACGGCAATGCAAAGGTGCACGGCGATGCAAAGGTGTACGGCAATGCATGGGTTTCCGGCGATGCATGGGTTTACGGCGATGCATGGGTGTACGGCAATGCAAAGGTTTACGGCGATGCATGGGTGCACGGCAATGCAAAGGTGCA